ACAATTATTTAAGGGTGTAGACGCTGATTTCTACGCTTCAGCATTAACATTATTATATAGTAATTTTGAAGATTAATAAAATTATTTTTATATTTATATATTATATAATGTCACTTAATCACATACTTCAAAGTACTGTTCCAGATAATGATGCTTTAGATGTAAAATTTAAAAATATTTTATGTAATACAATTACCGCAAGTAGTGGTGGAATTGGTGGTAATTATCAAAGATATATTTGGGAAATTACAGATGAACCTATCACAGTTATTAAACTTGCTACACCTAATGATTATGTGGGACTTATTATAAGTGATAATACGATTAGCTGTTTTATTGCTCATGATTATTCTGCAGGTGGTACAGGGACTGCAACTATTATAAAAAATGGTATTGCTATTACTCCAAAATCTATTGATTTTACACTTGAAAATACTAATATGGGTGTTAATCTAACTAATAATGGTGATATTGTTAAGATTATGGTTTCACATAATTCAGATGATAAATTTACTCCTTATGAAATAACACTACAAAGAACTAACTTATACATGAATGCTATTATTAATAGAATTAATATAGAAGCATCACCTTTACCTCTTTAATAAAAATAATGTTTTAGAAAAATAAGTTTTTAAATTAAAATAATTAAAATATTTACATATTATATAATGTCTCTCAATCATTTAACCGCTTGGGGTGTTCCAGACAGTGAAGCTTTAAATCTTAAAGTTAATAAACTTTATGTAGTTGACTCTATTGATCAGCCAAATGATAGTTTATCTTATGTTGGTGGTCTTGATACTGAAACTACTCTTCCTTTTTCAACCGATAATCTACCAGGAGCAGTTGTTATTAATCCTGCAAAGAGTACTATGTGCTTACAAACTGCTAAAAGTTTTCAGGTAGGATATAGTGTAATAGTTAGAACGCCTGCCAATACTACATCAAATACTATTGATATTATATGTCCTTATCCTGAGGCATTACGAACTAATTTAATTCCAAGATGGCCTAATGTTCTTGATGAATTCAAAATGAGTGCAATAGGATATACTTTTACTATTGATAATATAACTCATAATAATGCTTCTTTAGTAGTTGCATCTTTTCCAACTACTAGTTATGATGCAAACTATATTAAGTTTGTATTTCGTACAAATGATGGTTTACCTTTTACATCAAATGAAACAGTTGTTTTTAAAATCCAACATACACAAGGTTAAAAATTAAAATATATATATATATTATATAATGTCTCTTAATCACATAATTTTGGATTCTGTTCCAGATGAAGATGCCATAGATGTTAAATTTCATGATGTTGAAATTTTAGGAAAATTAATTGGTGTTAATTTTGATTTTCCAACAACAGTTTTTAAAATGTTAGACCAACGAGTTATTACAGGTGTTGATGGGGTACAATCTTTATTTAAAGATAATTTAGCAATTGGTAGCAGAACTATTCCTGCTAATACACTTAAATCAGGTTCAATAATTGAAATTGAAATTAAAGGATCTGCTCTTAATCAATTTATTACAAATACGGTTAGTTTAGATTTTAAGTTTAATATTGGAGGTAATATTATAATTGATATGCCTGCTATTGAATGGTATTCAGTAGTTGATCCAAGATTATTTATATGTAAAGCAACACTACTTGTTAGAAGTAATGTTTTAATTTCAGGTTATATAGATTGGAATATTCCTAATATAGATAGAATAAGTATAGGAGGAAAAACTGCTAATTTATTAAATCCTCTTGATTTTAGTGTAGATAATGATGTTAATGTAACTTGTTCTATTGTTGGTGGAAATGCTACTCAGACCATTATAACATCAAACTATGGAACTATCACTATTGAATAAATAAGTTTTTAAATAATATAATTTAATTTAATTTTATTATATTATTATTTTTATTTTTTATTTTTTATTATTTATGCAGCTTGTGAATGCATAATTCTAAAACGATAATTTAAAATACCAGATGTAAAAGGTTGTCCGTTATCAGTATAAAATTGAAATGTAACATGAGTTAAGGGGTTAGCGACCGTAATGTCAGTTGGAACAGAATATCTTAAAGTAGCAGGATTTACAACAGGAGCACTATCAGAAAAAGCATAACCCATTGAAGTCCATTTCAAACCATTTATAATTGTTGGGTCTTTAGCAATTAAACTTTGTAAAGTATCAGGATAAGGACAAGTAATTGAAACACTATTTTCTGTAACACCAGCAGGCATTTGAATTGTTATATCATAACCTAAATTAAAAGCTCGATCTATTTGAATTGCCGAAGTACAAGATGCTTCAAGTATAAAAAGTCCAGAATTATTACCATATCCAGCCACAGAAAATGGTTCAGCTATAGTAGGGTCTAAAGAACCATAAAACGATTCACTATTCGCAGAAAAATCTAAAGTACCATTAACAGTAACATTATTAAATTTCACATTTAAAGCTTCATCATCTGGAACAGTAGTTAGAAGTATGTGATTAAGCGACATTATATATTATATAAATATAAAAATAATTTTTAAATAGTAATTATTTTTATTTTTATTTTTTATTTTTTATTTTTTATTTTTAATTTTTTATTTTTTATTTTTTATTTTTAATTTTTTATTTTTTATTTTTTATTTTTAATTTTTTAAGAAATAAGTTTTTAAGAAATAATTTTTTTTTTATCATTTAAAATCTAATGTGTTGTTTTCTCTTAAATAATAGTATTTTAAAATTAATCTCCTAAATATTAACGGCGAGAAAGGCGTTTCATTCTACGACCACCAGACACAGCACCACCACTTACACCAGACCCAGTAGCATTTGCAGCCATACCAGCAAATTTACCAACACCAGATAAAGCACCACTAAATTCAGGAGCAACAGTTCCTACAATACCTTTTACAATTCGGTTATTAGCAACACGCTGGACGCCACGAGCAATTTTATGGACGATGTTTTTAAGACCAGAAAAGAATGACCCACCCTGTAGCTGATGATAAGTTAGGTGATGAATTTCAGGGGACTGTTTGGCAGAAAGCACCATTGCCTGGTTAAGGTTTCCTAAAGAAGCACGAGCAAAGTTTTCAGAAATAGAGAATGTTCCCTGGTTCTGAACAACAATATAAAATTCACTCTCAAAGTTAAAATTAGATTTATTTTCTAAAGTAGCAGTTACCTGTAGAGTATAAGAACCCTGGACACCAGGTGCTTCAGTATCAAGAAGACCAATATCTTTACCCATCTCAAGACACATTACCGAACCACGATATTTTGAGAACTGAGGCCAAGATAGATTGCAACCATTATCAGCTGCAATTCGGTATAAGTCCTGAGCAGAAGCAGATGATAAGAGACCAGACTGATTATTCCATAGAACGGATAAGTTGTTAATAGCAAGATAACTATCAGATGTATTCTGGTCATAACCGTGCTTTATCTGACCAGAATACATCTAATAGCAAGATAACTATCAGATGTATTCTGGTCAGATAAAGCACGGTTATGACGAGCAAAAATATAAACTCTACGAGGAACTTGTGAAAGACGAATGCTATCAGACACAGCAACTCTTATTTGACCAGGGACCATATCAGGCATCTGTCTAATGTATTCCTGTGTTTTAGCGTAAGGTAGAACCTGTAGAGCAGGAAGTTGCTGGGTTAAATCAGGAGTAATAAATGTAGTTAGAAGTTCAGGTGCCTGCCACATTTTAACATCAACAGATGTTATGGGATTACCAGAACGAGAATGAGACAAAATCTGAGATAGATTACTCTTCCAACGCATATTAATATTCATCTGGTTCACATTTACAAAACCTTCCTGCTGAAGATTAAACCCATTTAGGAAAGGAGACATAAAAAGGGGTTCAGTTACTTCTACACGAAATAACTTATTAGTTAATACAGTTACTGGAAATCCACCACGACCTTCATTTTTACCACCATTTTCACCATAATCAGCTAAAGCATTTTTACCAGAACCATAATCATTAAAATCAGCATATTCCTGGTACATATCAGGCATACAAGGAGAGGTTGAGGTGTCTTTACCACGCTGTTCAGCGTCATTACCATAGCAAAGCATAGCATGAATTTTATCAGCCATGTTATCAGAAACGGTCTCACCGTTAATCTGAACAGTTAGCACGTCCATGATAGAGGCAATAGGAAACTGGCGTAAAGCATCTTCACGACCTAAAATTACAGGTTCATCAGTAGCAATTTCAAAATAACATTTCACTTTCATGTTACGATCAACTATTGTTTGAGTTGATGGGGGATTTATTGTAAATGATGCCTGGACTGGAGTTGCTTGGTCAGAACCCCAAGAATTAGCAGTTGTTACCTGCTCATT